TGGAACAGAGTTCGTAGAGATCCTTATTTCATGTACATTGAGGATAGTTTAAAACTTGCTGATCCATTTTGGGTTGAACATAATAGACGAGTTGTAAATTATGAAGAAGTTTCGACAACTAGTAATGAAGATGAATTATTAAATGATGATTCAGATTTAATGTTACATGCAAATCACGTTTAAATTACATTAATAGGTGAAGGCATTGCTCTGAACTTCAAAGATTTATTAAGATTCTCCGCCTCGTTAGCTTTACGTTCCATCATTTTATCGGGGCGGAGTCTTTCTAATCTAGTCATTAATTCTTCGGCTAATTTTAATTTTTCATCTTTTCCTTCAGTTAATAATGTTGTATAATCTAATTTAATTTCACTATCAGGTACTTTAAGATCACCTGAATATTTACCCCAAATTCTACCTAAACCTTCTTTAGAGTATGCAATTAAGTATTTTCTAACCCAATTTTGTGATGGATTATTTAATTTATCCCAAGTTAATTGTTCAGTCATAACATCAGATGGTAATTTAATTACATCTCTATTAATATCCAAACAAGTATCTCTATCCATCGTATCATAATACCAATACCAAACTTGATAATTACCATCATTTTCTTGATTTCCAAAATCAAATCTACCTCCTGGTACGTTATATAAATGAACATGTTTTGTTCCGTTTGGTCCAGCAGTAATTCTATATGTTACATCACCACCAATTAAACGGTTTTTAATATTTCTATCACCCATTCTTAATAATAAGTCATACGCAGGCATCATAAAATATGACCCAGATGAACCTTGTTGTGCAAAACCACCTATACCACCAAAACCTACTCCACCAAGGCCACCAAATCCACCTAAAAATGGATCAATAATTGAGTCAGATAAAGTGGCTCGAGTAAACCATAATAATTCATTAATTTCACGTCCTGCGGGTATTTCATATACTTGTTGATTATCTACAAGAGTAAAATAATCTTTTTTTAGTTCCCAAGGACCATTCGACTGTAAACCAACAATTTTTGAATATGAATATGTGTATTGTGTTTCATAATCCAAACTTCTTGTTGTAAATGCACGAGTTAATGATTGGGTATCAACATTAAGACCCATTAATGATGACCATTGTGATTCAATCAACCAATCACTAACATATTGTTCATATTCTGCAATGGATAATTCTAAAAAAGTATCCATTTGTTCTTCTGTTAATTCAATACCACGAACTGGCATACCTAAAAGGTGGAAAACCTGTGTATATAATTTTTCTTTATCTATTGGACTAATGATGGTTGATGACATATATTTGTTTTATTAAATAAATATTACTATATTTGGTATTATGACATTTAATGATTTCAAAACATTTTTTTCAAGTAACCTAAAATGGGTATATAGAGATAAATGTGATGCTGTTCTTAAAAGACAATACACTAAAATTGGTAAATATCGTTTTTGTGATAAAAATCAAAAATATGGTATCCTTGATAATGATGGTAGATGGGGGTTTGAAAATACCATAAATACTAATTCAAGATGTGCATTAGAATTATATAATATTTATCTTGAGTTTGGTAATGAAAAATTAGATTTTTTTGATAATACAGAATATTCAATTAATAAATTATGGAATTTTATTGAAGAAAACTTTGAATTATTGTTAACTTATAATATTGAAACAAAATACTATCATAGGTTTAGACTTATTTGTAATCTTTCTTGGTCAAGAGGTCAAATAACATCGGTTTTATTTTACCTAACTCATAAAAATATATTTCCTGACACTATTAAAACGACTATTGAATTAGAAAGAGGTTTGTTTTTAGATTTAAAAGGAATTGATGGATTGTTAACACAAAAAGATGGGACTGATATAACGTTACAAATAAAAAGTGGATCTTTTGAAAAGAAGAAACGATTTTATATAATTAATGGTGCTCAAAATGATTTTAATAGTCCCGCTAATTATTATTGTTATATTAATATCGGTGAAAATAATAACCAAATTATTGTTTTTGAAAATAAAAAAGAAAACATAATGTCAAATGGTAGTCAATGTATAATTGATGAAGAATTTGTAAAATATATAGATATGGAAAATAAAGAAAATATATCACAAAAATTAATGGAAATATTATTGTTTTGTTCAAAAAATAAATTTGTTTTTGAATTAAAAAATAATGAAGATGAAAATGGATTTAAAATTGATACTGAACCTGAAAAAGTGGTAACAATTTCAATTAAAGATTTTGAAGATAAAGATTTATATGATTTATTGGAAGAGAACTTTAACTTATTAAAGAATCTCCCCCAATAATTCTTTCGTAAAGGATTCTGAATATTCCCCGTCACCCATTACCTGATCTATAATGTTTTTCTTTTTATTCAACATATTATAGATTATTCTTTCTATTGTATTATCAAATATTGGGTAATAAACCATGACACCCTTTTTTTGACCATATCTGTATGCCCTATCTTCTGCTTGTGAATGTAATGCCGGTACAAATGCCAAGTCATTCATAATTACAACTTCCGCTGCAGTTAAAGTAATGCCAACACCACCAGCAACAATGTTAGAAATGAATATTTTTATTTTATCTTCATTTTGAAATTTATCAACACTTTCCTGTCTTTTTTCTTTTGACATTCTACCATCTAATATTACTGAATTTTTCTTGTATTTTTCATGTAACATATCCAATGTCATTGTGAAATTAGTAAATACAATAACCTTTTTATCTTGTTCTAATGCTTTATCAATTAATTCACAAGTATAGTCTATTTTTTCAAATGATATTACTTGTCTAATTTTCATTAAACGATTGATTGTAACGGTAATATTTTCATTATCCTTCTTTTCGTTAGAAATCCTCATGAAATCTTCCAACTCTTCTTCATAATAGGTACTTTTTAACTCCAAAAAAACTGGTGATATAAACTTCTCTGGCAAATCTAATATATCCGTCTTCATTCGTCTTAAAACAAGGTTTTTTGTACGTTCTCTTAGTTCATCTAAGTGACTAGCACCACTAGTATTCCATATTTTTTTACCATTTACAGTAAATTGAAATCCTTTACAATATCTTTTAACATAACTTTGCCAATTAAGTGTTAATGGTGAATCAACAATATTTAAAAGATTAAAATAATTAATCGGTCTTGATGTCATGGGTGTACCAGTTAATAACCAAACTTTAGGTATTTTAGATAAAATATCATTTAATAATTTGGTCCTGTTTGCAGTGGTATTTGAAATCATATGTGCTTCATCCACGATGGCTAAATCAAATTTTTCATTTTCTATTAAATTTAATTCAGGGTTTTCGTTACCTATTGCATGATAGTTTTTTATAATATCATAATTGATAATATAAAACTTAAATGTAGACCCCCATTTTTTACCTTCGACAATTAAAACACGTTCATCTGAATAGTTTTTAATTTCTCTTAACCAGTTAATCTTTAATGATGCTGGACAAATAATTAATATTTTTTTTGCGCCACTTTCTAATGATGCAATGGCAGCTGAGGTTGTATTATGTGTAACAATAGCATGTTCAGCAACATATAATTTATCAGGTGAATCAACTGAAATACATGTGCATTCACTTTCACCATATTTTTCAATATTGGTAATATATCTACCCGTTGGATATTTTTTAGGTTCATTATATAATTCTAATTTTCGTTTTAAACGAAATGGGTTCATACCTGGTGGTAATTTTATATTTAATCTATATGATATTTTACATTCAACTCTAACCCCGTTTTTTTTGTAAAAACTTCTTCTTGACCTTTTTCTACATATACCACCTAAAGTATGTACAATTTCAGCAAGATCGTCACATAATTTTTCAGATACGGTTGAATATTCAGTTCCATTAAAATTACCATTTTTTGATTTCATACAATGTCCATCAGTATCCATTAAACCTTGTAAAATAGATAAACGATTTTCAATTGATGAATATTTGTATATATCAGGTATAAATTTATTATGTGATCGAGTATGTTCCAAATGTAGATCAAATAATGAATTTCCAACATTTATATAACCATTTCTTTTGTTATCTTGTGGTTTATTTTCTTTTAATCCAAATAAACTAAATAAAGAATCATAATCATCTTTATGAACAGAAAATTTTATGTTTTTATTTTTAAATGACCCGTCACCCAATCCAAGTCCTAACAAATAAGGATCAATCGGTAAAATATTTTTATTATCAAATTCTATTGGTTTAACAATTGGTATTTGCCACTTATTATTTCCATTGGGGGATTTATAATATGTTTCAATTTTGTAATCTCTATCTTCATTATAACCACTACCTTTTATTAAAATTTTCCCACCTTCAAACATTTGTTTAGTTGATAATACTAAAGATTTTTTTAATCTATCATTTTTTCTATTTTTACCATAATTTGGAGATGAAACTGACCATAAATGTTCATCCCCACTTAAAATTGTATATCCATCATTAAAAGTTATTTTATACGTTTCTTTTTTACCTTGAGGAAATACACCAATTACATTACACGGTTTACCATTTGAACCGATTACCTTATCACCAATAACAATTTCACCCATTTTTTTCACACCTAACTCATTGTAAATCAATGTGTTATTGTCTAAAAATTTCCCCAAACCCATATCATCCGCCAATATGAATTTATCATTTGCCAATAATTTTTCAATTGCAATTTTTTGATGATCCATTGGTGGTCGGGTACTATAAGGACTATAATCAATAACTCTATTTAACTTTTTTTCAGGTTGAACAATTGCCGCCTTTGGTAACCAAAATGCATGATTAACTTCGTGATCAAGATATTTTCCCCATATATGGTAAGCTTTATCGCTTTCACATAATAATTTTTCACACCAAATATGTTCCAATTTATCTAATAATAGACGTTCATCCATTATTTTTTCAGCGAAAGAATCAACTATTTTAATATGTTTTTTTGCTACTTTTGGTTCAACGTTATGGTAGTTTAATACATAATCTGATTGTGGGCGTGTCAATTTAAAGTTCTTAACAGACGTGAACTTGTTCTTCAATTCTAATAGATGGTTATTTGCACCACTATATTCTAATAATATTTCTCTAGCCCTGATTTCAGGAATTTTATTATTCATAATAAAATATAATAAAATGGAATGACATTTTAAAGTATTTATAAGTATATGGATAATAAATTACCTATCACGCGTCTTTCTAAATTAAAAATCTATTTATAATTATGATAATTTATAAAACAACAAATATAATAAACAATAAAATTTATATCGGTCAAGATAAAAATAATAATCCTAATTACATTGGTTCTGGTAATCTAATAAAATATGCAATAAAGAAATATGGAAAAGAAAATTTTATTAAAGAAATTTTATACTATTGTTTAACGATAAATGAGTTAAATGAAAAAGAACGTTTTTATATAAAACAATATAATTCTACCGATAAAAATATTGGTTATAATATTTCTGTTGGTGGAACGAATGGCGTGATGTTGTTTAGAAAACATACAAAAGAAACAATTGAAAAAATGAAAAATTCATCAATAGGTAAAAAAAAGTCAGAATCTCATTGTAAAAACATTGGATTATCTAAAAAAGGTAGAATAGTATCCGATGAAGAAAAAAGAAAAAGAAGTGAGAATAGTCCATTAAAGGGAATTAAAAAATTACCAATGAGTGATGAAATTAAAAAAAAGATTAGTGAAACGAAAAAGGGTACTAAACATCGTAAAGAAACTATACTAAAATTAAGGGAATTAAATATTGGATCAAAAAATTATTTTTATGGTAAAAAACATTCAGAAGAATTTTTAAAATCTAAAAGGAAAAAAATAATACAAATTAGTTTAAATGATGAATTTATCAAAGAGTGGGAAAGTTTAAGTGAAGCAAGTAAAAACTTGAATATTTATGTAAGTAATATCTGTAATGTCTTAAAAGGAAGATATAAGACTACAGGTGGTTTTAAATTTACATATTATGAGTGATTCAAGAATTCCTATTACGAGACTTTCTAAATTTATTTCTGAAGATGATTTTCAACTCAATATTTCAATGGGTGAAGAATATCTACATGGTGATTTGAATATGAAACTTGTATTATATAGAGTTGATAGACAAAAAACTGATATTGATAATGTATATGGTGAAGTTGGTATGGACGAAATAAAATATCAACCACCTGTTGAATTTAATGCTTTAGTTAAAATTATTGAACCGAAAAATAGTTCATATAAAGATGGATTGGTAAGATATAATGAACCTGGAAATATGACTGTATCAGTTTATATCAAACATTTAAATGATATGAAAATTGATATTAAATATGGTGATTATATAGGTTATCCTGAATCTGAAACAAAAACAAGATATTATAGTGTTGTGGACGATGGAAAAGTAACTTCAGACAATAAACATACGATGTTCGGTTATAAACCTTTTTACAGGACTATAACTTGTTCACCTGTACAAGACGGAGAATTTAGAGGAGTTTAATATGGGAATACCAAGAAGAAAAACGAATATTCAAATATATTCGGGGAAAATTTTAACGGATAGAAGACAAGAATTGTTAGATAACATCACAAAAAATGATCCTTATCTACCTGATAGTATATTGCATGATGATTTAGATAGAGGTTTATTGGATTATGTGATTGATAATTTTAAAGTTACATCTGATGGTAAACAAATTCCTATTATAGAAAAAATTTTAACAATACAAAGATGGGCAGAATTCACAAATAATTGGGAGTTTACAGATGAGGATGGTGTTGTTCAATTACCATTTGTTTCAATTATTAGAAAACCTGATGTACAATTTGGTACAAATCCATCCGTTCAAAGAACAATACCTGATAGACATCAGTTTTATTATTCTGTTGTACAAACTTGGAATGGTAATGAGAAAGGTGCCGATGTTTATAAAATACCACAACCAATACCTGTTGATATTACATATGATGTTACAATTATTTGTAATAAGTTTAGAGATGTGAATAAATTTAATAAAATTGTTTTACAACATTTTGCATCAAGACAAGATTATACAATTGTTAAAGGACATTATATTCCAATAGTTCTTGACAAAATTGAGGATAATACACCGATGCAAACATTGGATGGTCGTAGATTTTATGTTCAAAATTATCAATTCACAATGTTAGGATTTTTAATTGATAGTGATGAATTTGAAGTTAAGCCGGCAATAAGTAGGGCAATATTGACTGATGAAATCATTGTAGAAGGTA